CGGCCCCAAAAGGAAAAAACGCCCCGCGCGGGGGGCGGGGGGGGGGGCAAAGGCAGATGCTTGCAATGCAAACGTGGTTTGCATTCCGATCGATATGAAACGTATGCTTCACAATGCAAAGCTATCAAAAGGAATTTGAAGGGAGGAGAAAACGTGCCTGCACTTATTATCATATTTCTTGCGGCAATCGGCATTTTTGCTTGCCTGAAATGGGTTAAGTGGAAAATTACAGCACTGACTGTAACTGCATTTGTGGCAGATAAGTTTCGTGAACCAACAGAAAGTGAACGAAAAAAGTATGTCGAATTTGCAGTACGTCATCTGTTTCATCTGCGATAAATTTCAAATATAACCTAGCAGATTCAACAAAGTATTCCAACAACATTTTGAAAGGAGCGATTTTCATGTTACCGAGAATTTTGCACACCTATTACTGTGTGACTACAACCTATTCGCCCACTGGAAAAACTGTCCGTCTGACAACGGTGCAGACCGGCGACAAGCCCAACAGCAGCTATTGTCTGGACGGGAAGCAGAACATCTATCGGGACTACTTCACCCAGCGGCTGATCGCAGAGCAGTTTGCCAAAGCCATGGGAGGCGATGTGACATGGTCGTGACCGAGAATCCCACGGCTTTGCAGATCGCTGCCAGTGCAAGGTTTCACGGAAGGGATGCGGCGAGCATCGGCTATCTGTATGACTGGTATGACGCTATCCCGGAGATGCTGGAACCCAAGGAAGAACTGAAACAACGCATTCTGAAAACCAACGGCGTACACAGGAAGGATGATGAAAAATGACCCCGAAAACATTCGGCAAGCAGCTGCTGGAGATCCGCACCACGCTGGGACTGAGCCAGACGGAGGTTGCAGAGGCGGCAGAGGTATCCCAGAGCTATGTTTGTCAGCTGGAACAGGACAAGTTTGTGCCGAGCATCACGGTGGTGCTGCGGCTGGCAAAGGCACTGCGTGTGCCGGTGGAGCGTCTGCTCCCCACAGAACCGGAATCGAAAAAGCGGAGGTGTGCATCATGAAAATCAAAATCGGAACGGTGATCGAGAATCACCTGATCTATGCCATTTACGGCACGGAGCACTGCATTGCCAGACCGATCCTGCCGGACGGCGAATTCGTGGTCTGGCACATTGATGAGGACGGCAAGGGCGTGTGGGGCGGTTCGTATTTCTCCGATCAGATGGATGCAGAGTGGGAATATGCCAGCCGGTGCTTTCCGTGGTTTTCGGACAATGTGCTGTTTACCGCCAACGAGGACGATGACGAGGTGGAGGAAGCCGATGAAAAGACTGCATGAATGGGGCGGAACACCGTCCAGACGGTCACAAAAGCTGCGAAAAACCGTGCGGCGAATGAAGAACTGCGGCTGTACAGACTGGGCGATCCTCCACGAGATCCGCACCAGCGACTGTTCCAAAGCAGAGCAGGACAGGCTCCTGAAAGAGATGCATATGGAGGTGCATGTGCTGTGAAGGTGATCGAAGATGTGCAAGACAAGTACGGCAACTACTGCATCATTTTCAAAAGCACGAATCTCAGGCTGATCTACGACTGGCTGCACACGCACTACAGCGGAAACGGCTTCAAGTTTGCAATCGTAATTGACCTGAGTATCGACTATGACTATGAAGAGCCGACAGAAACGCTGGTCTACTTCCTGGACGAGATCACCGAAGAAGTGCTGGACTATGCCGGATTGAAGCTTACAAATGCAGATGCAACATAAAAGCCGAAACAGCGGCAGAGAGCCGCTGTCTGCCGGAACTGGTCTACCGGCACTGATGATGGCAGACCGGAAAGGAGGAGCTATGGACTACTTATCAGTAGAAGAAGCAGCAGTCTTGAAAAACTGTTCTGCAAGGTATATCCGAAAACAATGTAAAAACGGTGTTTTACCAGCGGTTCTCCGAGAGCATCCGCAGAACCATAAACCCTGTTATCAGATCCCGGTCTCCGCATTTCCGGAGCCGTTGCAGGCTAGGTACTATCAGCAAAAGCGGCAGGAAATGGGCATGATGCCCACGCCGATTTCGGCGGAAACGAAACCGCAGAAGCCGAAAAAGAGGGCAAAAGCCGTGCGGCAAATGACCATTGAGGACTGCACCGCACAGCAGCGGCAGGAGATCCAGATCTGGACAGCAATTCTGCTGGAATGGCACGCCGGACGCATCCAGTACAGCAAGAAAACCGACTATGACAAGCTGTATGTGGGCAAGTGTCAGCTGGAGCACCCAGACCTACAGGTTTCCACGGGGATCTTGTACCGCAAATGGAACGCCTATCAGGAGCATGATCTCGCCGGTATGCTGGGGATACGGGGCGGCTGGAACAAGCACAGCAGCGGTATTCCCCAGGTCGTGTGGGAGGCGTTTCTGTGGTTCTGGCTGGACGAGAATCAGCCAACTGTCCGAGCCAGCTATCGCAATGTGATCAGCTGGACAGAGGATTTCCACCCGGAGCTGGTGGCTTGTATCCCATCGGAGCGAAGCTTTCGGCGGCGAATCGACAACGATGTGGCAGAGGCAACGAAAATTCTGATGCGTGAGGGCGAAAAGGCGTTTTCTGACCGCTGTATGCCGTACATTATCCGAATGTATGACCAGCTGGAGCCGAATGACGTATGGATCGCCGACAACCACACACTGGATATTCAGTCTCTGGACGAACATGGCACCATTCACCGCCTGTATCTGACGGCATTTCTGGATGCCAAGTCCGGCGTGATCACCGGCTGGAATATTACGGAATCCCCGGATTCCCAGTCCACGATCCTGGCACTGCGGCACGGCATTCTGCGGTTCGGCATCCCGAAAGCGGTGTACTTCGACAACGGTCGGGAGTTTCTCACCCACGATGTGGGCGGAAAAGGACACCGTACCCGAAAATCTGATCAGGATGTCACAGAGCCGCCCACCATTTTACAGCGGCTGGGCATTGAAATGCACAACGCCATTGTACGAAATGCGAAAGCAAAGCCTATTGAACGAACCTTTTACACGGTCAAGAGCCAGTTTTCCAAATCGTTCAGCGGTTTCTGCGGCGGCACGATTCTGGAACGTCCGGAAAGCCTGAAACGGCGAATCAAGAACAAAGCCATACCGCAGGACTACGAGGTCAGAAGCCATCTGGAAACATGGATCGACGGCGAATACAACTTGCAGGAGTACGGCGGCTCTGAGGCAAAGTACCGGGGCATGAGCCGTCTGGATGTCTGGAACGAGGAGATCCGGTCGATCCGCAAGGCGGCGGACGCAGAGCTGAATCTCATGCTGATGCGATCCACCAGAACCCAGAAGATCAAGCGAAACGGCGTGTACATCACCTTTGCCGGGGAAAAGATCTGGTACATGAATCCGGAGGAAACCATTCTGCATCTGGGCGAGGAGGTCTATGTGCGGTATGACCCGGCAGATCTGAAAACTGTCCGGTTGTACAACACCCAAGACCAGTATCTGTTTACCTGGGAGCTGGCGGACATCCTGCTGATGGACTATCTGACCTCCAATCCGGAGGAGATCGCCAACGCAGAAATGATGATCCGCCGCACCAAGAAGTTTGTACGGGATCAGGTCAAGGGCATCACCGCCGATCTGACCAACGCACAGCGGATCGATTCCCTGGATGCCACGATCCGGAGAGCCGCCAAGGCAAAGGAAGAACGGTTCCAGATCCGGTATCCCAAGACCATCGAGCCGGTACGAGCCGGAGAAACGGAAGAAGAACACCGCATGGTTTCCGGCAGCGAAATGATCCCGGTCACCATCGACCTGAAAAAAATGCGGCAGAACGCCCAAAGACGAAAGGAAGAATAACACATGGAATACACAGAGCATCAACAGAGCCTGCTCCGCAAGCTGGAGCAGCTGCAAAAGGACGAAGGACTGAGCCTGTCTGCATTGTCTGCCCGTCTGGGCATCTCCAAGGGAGCACTCTCCCAGCTGTTTTCCGGCAGCTATCAGGCAAATCCGCAGAAGATGTTTGCGAAACTGGAAAGCTATTTCGGTGTCAAGGATCAGACCAGGCAGACCTATCAGGAATCCGGCTATGCAGATACCAGCATCTCCACGGAGATCTATGACATTATCGGTGTCTGCCAGATCAAGGGCGGTCTTGCCATTGCTGCCGGAGATGCCGGCATCGGAAAGACCAAGGCAGCACAGCACTTTGTGGCAGAGCACCCGAACAACAGCGTACTGATCACGCTGAATCCCTGTCTGACCAGCATCAAGTCCCTGCTGCGGCTGATCGCCGACCGCATCGGTGCTCCCATGGAACGCTCCAGAGATGCCCTGTGGTATTCCATCCGGCAAAAGCTGAGTGACGGCACGGTGCTGATCTTCGATGAATCCCAGCACCTGCCGCTGAAAACCATTGAGGTGCTGCGGAGCTTCTCTGATGATTTTGCCGATCACGGGCAGACGCTGGGCATCTGTTTCATCGGAAATCTGGAAACGGTGACACGCATCGGCAGCAAGAAGGCAGAGTTCGCACAGATCGCCAACCGCACCAAGCAGAAGAAGCTGTACACCCGTTCCAAGATCCAGCGTGAGGACATTGCCAAGCTGTTCCCCATGCTGAACGGACGGCAAAAGGAAATTGATTTTCTGTTCCGCATCGCCCAGACACCGCAGGCTATCCGTGGCGTGGTCAACCTGTTCTCCAATGCCTATGACAACGAGGATTACAGTTATGAGGGGCTGGTGGCAATGGCAAAGTACATGGATATGGAGGTCTGAGATGAAAAACGGCAAACGCCCCACCAAGGCACAGAAAAAGATCCTGGCGTTCTACGGATTCCATCCGGAGGACTGGCTGATCTCCAAGAACACCAGCACGGAGCTGGTCATTCTCCACCGGTACACAGAACGTACCAGACATATCCCGAAGCATCGGGATACAGAAATCACATAATCCCCCTGAGAGGAGAAACGCTCCTCTCGCCTAATGCAGCCAAGGACGGTGACAAGCCCGTGAAAATGCAGAGTCGGCAATCTATTTACAATTCTTTACAAACGGAGGTATTTCTTATGGCAAAAGCAAAACTGACACTGAAACAGGAGGCAGATATGCTCTCCGCCGTCAACCAGATCAAGGAACTGGAGGCAGCCGGCAAGCAGCTGAAAAAGCAGGCGGACGAGCTGCGTAGTCAGGTCAAGGCGATGATGGACAAGAAGCATCTGGAGGAAATGGACGTGGGCAATTTTACCGTGCGGTATACCACAGTGGTCAGCAGCCGGTTCGACAGCCGTGCATTTCAGGAGACCCACCAGGCACTCTATGACCAGTACTGCGTTGCATCGGAAAGCAAGCGGTTTACCATTTCGTGAGGTGCGGCGATGACGAAGGAACAATGGGAAACCGCAGAGCAGAACCTGCAATCATCTTACCGCATCGTAAAGCTACAGGCAGACGGCTACACGCTGTCTTTGCAGACACAGCGGTACAAGATGCAGCTGTGCATTGCGGTCTATGTTGACGGTAAAATTCAGGGAAAATGGCTGACGGAGGACTGTGAGATCCGCAGAAAGTTCTTCCAGAAGCACAAACACAGTATACTCACCCGAAAGGAGCAGGAAAAGCTGAAACGGGAACGGAAAGCCTTTCGGGAGGCGGTACTTTCCAACAGCGTTTACTACACCTATTCTCCCTACTGGAGTTCTTTCCGTTCTTTGAAACGGCATCTATGCCAGAACTGCACAGACATCGCGTTGTATGAGGAGGTGGAAGCATGAGAAAACCAACAGACACCGGAAACCGCTGCTTCGACCAATTCTGGGCAGCGTATCCCCGAAAGGTGGGCAAGGAGAAAGCCAGACGGGCATTCGAGAAGATCCAGCCCAGCGAGACGGAATTGCAGCAGATGCTGGCGGAGCTGGAACGGCAGCGGAAGGTCTACCACTGGGGCAAAGAGAACTGGAAGTTCATTCCGCATCCTGCCACATGGCTGAATCAGAGAAGATGGGAGGATGAGACCATTGCCGCAGAAGATGACATTCCCGACGATGACCCCTACGGGGCTTTCGTATACTGATCTGATGCAGATGCGTGTGGATGCGTACAATGCACAGCCCGGCACGCTGACCGGCTATGACTGCAAAACGTGCCGCAACAAGGGCATGATCGCAGAGATCCGGGACGGCTATGAGGTCATGTGCTTGTGCAGCTGTATGAAAACCAGAGACACCCTGCGGCGAATCCATGAATCCGGTCTGGAATCCCTGCTCCGCATCTGCACATTTCAGAACTACACCGCAGAGCAGCCATTCCAGCAGCACATTCTCCAATGTGCCAAAGCGTACCTACAGGAACGGCACAGGTGGTTCTATATCGGCGGTCAGACCGGATGCGGCAAGACACACATCTGCACCGCCATTGTGGGCGGCATGATCCGGAACGGTTTTTCGGTGCGGTACATGGTGTGGCGTGAAGCGTCCAATCAGCTGAAAGCTGCTCTGACGGACGGCAGCTATGCCGCACAGATCGCAGCGTACAAGGAAGCCGATGTGCTGTACATAGACGATCTGTTCAAGACCAGCAGCACCGCAGAGGTATCCGGTGCAGATGTGCGTCTGGCATTTGAGATACTGGACTATCGTGCCAGAAATCAGATGCTGACGATCCTCTCCACGGAATGGCTTTTGCCCCAGCTGCGGCAAATTGACGGAGCAATCGGCGGCAGGATCATTCAGATGTCCAAAGGGTATGCGTTTGAGATACGCCCGGACAACCAGAAAGATTATCGGCTGAGGAAGTGAAGCGTATGGCAAAAGGACAAACCCAGACACTGTACAGCCTTGCTGCTGTGCTGGGGCTGGTAGAATCGGGAAACAAGGAAGACCCGTTTCACATGATCGTCTACCGTATCAGCGGCAAGACCTCTGTCCGGGAACTCACCCCACCGGAGGCGGCAGCGGTAGAGGCGGAGATGGGGGCGCAGCGCCGCGGGGACGGCGCCAAAAAGAAAACACGC